TACTGTCGTACAAGGCAAGCCACTCACGCATGAATGTACCCATCTCAGGCTTTGTCTTGTAAGACACAGAATTGTTCGCCAACGCTCGCTGTGGTTCTGTTTCCCACCACATGCCTGACTTGGCGTGTGCCATCTGGTCATCATTGAGGTTCGACAAACTGATGAGTGCGCTGCGACGAACTCCGCCAACAACCACAATCTCACCAATCTTACACATCAAGTCGTGGCACTCAATCGGGAACAGTCTGCGACCTCGTGCCTTCTTGAATATCTCAACAGTAAAGTTAAAGAGGTCAGCAAGGGGCTGTGGACCACTAGCACGTCCACCCATAACCTTTAGTCGCGCACCAGCTTCACGAACATCTGACATATCCCACGAAGGAACCTGACCAGCGTAGAGTAGTGCAATCAGTTCGCGGAGTGACTTCGCCCATCCGGGCTTGCTGTCACCCACCTTAATCACAGTATCTGAATCATTAAAGTTGTCGCTAACTACAGGTAGCTTGTCTACGTTTTCACGCTCTACAGAGAAACCAACACCTGTACCACACATCAAAATGTACATGCACTCATCAAAGGCACGAGGGCTATCTACAGGGATGTAGCTACAGTTGTAACCACAGACGTTATCCCGTGCAAGGGCAGGGCCTGCAGTCATCATTGCCCTCATAGATGGCATAACCTTCAAGGACAGGATGCCGTCTTCAATCTCTTCGCGAACAGAAGGTGGTAGTTCGACACCGCACTTACCTTTAACCTGCTCTAGCATGAAGGATACATAACGGTCTACAGTTTCACCCCAGTTCTCACGACGCTGCTCGTCATCTATCCAGCGGGCGTACCGTGACTTGTGAATGAATTGCTGATATGATGTTGGTAGTTGGTTGCTCATTTGTTCTCTCCTCGAACCTCTAATAATTTATCTAAATACCACTGCGCTTTCTTCAAATCCTCGTTACCATTTTTGTAACGATATCGCCAGAGATATTTCATTATGTTTCCTTGTAGGTAATACTCGAACCCATCAAGGGTTGCAGCTTGGATTGCATCTATGCACTCTGTTCCCGCTGCGTTGTAGTGAGGCGGACTGTTGACCATATCAACGCCGCCATAGGCCATCTTACCGGCCTGCTCATTTTCATCTTCCATACACTTCATGTATGCCTCGTGTCTCATCTGTTGTCTCCGCTGCCCTGCAACATGTTGCGATTCTTGCGGTCCTCTAGCTTGTCTAGATTTCTCTGTGCTACTTCTTCTAAGCTATAGCCTAAGTCCCGTGCTAAGATTGCAACGTACCATAGCACATCCCCCAGTTCCTTTGCAATATCATCTTTGTAAAAAAGGTGGGGTTCGCCATCACGAACCAGCTTCTTTACCTTGTCAGCAACTTCACCGGCTTCACCTGCTAAACCCAATGTCGGATACAGAACATTATATTCTTGCGGATAAACTGCGGTGCTTTCCGCCCGCATCTGATACTCATCTAATTTCATTGCTTCGTTCCAAAATCTACTTTAACTATGTTTTCATCACGACCTGTTATACGGTCAATACTGTCTAATTCTACGCCCTCTTCTTCTAGTTCCTTTAGCATAGTTTCTTTCATTTCCATAAAAGATATACGAGCCAGTCCTGCCTGTATGAGTCTGTCGAAATCATTCTCTAGCATCTCGACAATCCCCTGCTGCGCCACGAATCCGGCATCCATGTAGTCATCTTCATCGTCAGGTATAGCAGTTGTATCATAGGCTGACATTCTAAAACTTTCTTCGTCTGTCTTCTTTAGTATAATGTACCACCTGTCAGCCAGCAAGCTACCAACCTCATAATCCCTGTCATCCGTCATTTTTTAACCACTCCTCTGGCACACTACCCTCTGCCCATGGGAAACCATATCGGTTTGCCCAGTCAGCATAACTGGTCTTGCTACCCCTGTAAATCTTGTTCGTGGCCCGAACGAATACAAAGCGAATATCCAAGTCGGGGTATTGTTGTTTGATTAGCTGCATCTTTACCCTGTCACCCTTATCCAAATGTCCCTTCGCTTCTATATAGATATTCTGTTCAGGAAGATAGAAGTCGGGCGTATATGTTCGCGGCTTGGGTATGTATTGTAGCTTTGCCTGTTCGTACTCGAAGTTAATCTTCTTGTCCGCAAGTGACCTTGCAAGGTTAATTTCGAACTGTGAACGATATCGTGTTTTTCTCATAATCCTTGCAGCGGAAATCCCGCCTTCACCCCTTCTAGCCTTTTTAATAGATACTGTCCTACTTTTGGGGACCGTTTTTCTAGATGCGATATTTCTTTTGAGATTTCCATTGTCGGTAGGCATACTACCAATCCTTGTCGCAGATGATGAACAATGTTTTGAAATTCCTCTTCTATGAGTTTTATATCACGTGCTTCCGTGTCAGACTTTAAGGAGCCTTCGGATGAATAGTTATCCCGCAGGGTCAGAGGCAATGCTATCTCCAAGCCACGAACCCTTACAGTAGAACGACCACCCCCACGACGTTCATGTGACTCTACGAACACGCAGCGTAGTTCTGGATTCAAGTCGAACAGTTCGTGGGGATACTCTCGTGTGTACAAGACCGGCATCAGTCTAGTTCCCGCTTCACAAGCTTTGTGTACCAGACGTGAGGCTTGAACCGTGCCTTAGATGTTATCTTCGGGGCTAGTTCTGCGTTCTTCCAGCACTTTGTTTTGAAGGAACAGAAGGTACAGGTCTTGGGCATCAAGCGATTCCCTGTCTCTGTTTTCTGTCTGTCGATGGTGACTGTCTCAGGAACAGACTGGAATGGTACCTTGAACGGTGCATCATTGACGATTGCTTCTACCCGCTTGTTCGCATCCTCAAGATATGCCTTGCGGTCTTCAGACTGTTCGCGGGGTGCCTCTACGAAATCCCACTCACCTGTTGACTTATTGATTACAATCCAACCACCAAAGCGTTTACCTTCTGATTCACCATACAAGTGTCCCTGCATGACGTACCCAAAGGGGTCATCATCTTTGATAACATCGTAACCACCGCGTCCAGAAAACTTGTTGTCGAACGACCATGGACTTGCTGTCTTGATATCCCAGACTTCTTCTTCGCCATCAATGTTCAAGATGACATCTAGGGTTCCGTTGACGGTCTGTCCACCCAGTTCGAGGGAACACTTCTTCTGTTCCGCAACCACGTCTAATCCTGCAGCCCGCATCACAAGAATTGCAAAGGCTTCTAACAGGTCACCAGTTGCGAACCGCACGATATCATTGTAGGCAACATCTTGTTTGTTGCCCTGCTTCTCAAGTTGCTGTTGACACAAGGGGCGACCGACACCGGACATACGAACCCGGTAGTCTCCCCTACTAGAGAACTGCTTTCGCATTGCTGCTTTGCAATCCTCGCCAAACTGTTCTATCAGATGTTCGAGGCGAGAGGAGTCAATCTCCCCCCGCCCCGCTTTCTGTAGGAAGTCTTGGACTTCTACGAGTTGTAACATGATTAGCCAGCCAAACGCTCTGACAAATCAATGTCGTCTGACGATGCTGAAGCTTTTGTTGCTGACTTGTACTCTGCGAACACAGTCTCGTTGTGAGCCATCACAGTATCCGCAAAGTCTTTCATCAAGGCTTTGTCGCTATCCGAACCTGAAACCTCTTTCACCAAGGAAAGTTTCGGTGTCCAGTAGATTACGCCGCCATTCTTCTGCTTCTCTGTCGTGAACTCAATCAACGCCTTGTGCATCAGAATCTTACGGTCTGTAAGCTGCTTCTGAATGAAGTCGTTAACCGGACGGTAGCCTGACCGCTTGAAGTACGCCATGAACGGCATCTGCTCAACAGGTGCAGAAGTACCATCTGCATATGCTGCTTCGGGTGCATCTATAAGGCCATAGATTACCTGATTACAGCTAACCGAACGGCTCAACAGAACACGAGGGTCATCTTGACCTAGTGCCTCTTCTTCTTGACGAGATAGCCGACCGCACTTGTTGCCGCCCAAAGTGTCAGGAAATTCACCGGCTAGTTTGCGCTTCTGTACAGACTTACAAGAGAACTTGCCTTCTTCTTGGTCCCATACAGACCACTCAAAGGTTCGCAGCAAGGGACGGATTTGTACCTTGTCTGCATACACAGGGGCTGAACCGTTCCAGATACGCCACGAACCACGCCGCAGCAATGTACCATCATCAGTCTCTGTGTCATAATTAATATTTAGTCTAGGCAAACCAATCTTGGGCTTGTTGTTCGGGTCTGCCTGTCCACTCATTTCCATGAGGGCTTCGTCGTTATCTGACTCGAATGCAGTCAGGAAGGTATTCATTTCATCATTCAACATTTGTAGTTCATTGCTCATGTCATTTCTCCTTAGATGAGCGTTAGCGTAAAGGGATTATACAGTTAGTACCTCTTCCAAGTCAAGCCAGTTTTTACCCATTTTTAACTCGATACCGACTGGCATGTCATAGGTAATCCCATACCTATTCTTTGATTCCAACGGGATAGCTAGCATACATTCAGCCATCACGTCAATACATTTTTTTTCTTCACTGGGGTATACATCCATGACGATGGAATCGTGAACCGTGTTGCAGATAACCGAACGCAAGTTCAGTTCGCGAACTCGTTTGTCTAACATAATCAAGGACATAGGCAGTAGGTCAGCAGTTGCGAACCCTTGAACAGGGTAGTTGCATATGGCGGTACGGTCTGTTGCCGCACCCCAATCAGTCCACCTTGCGTGAGGGAAAGCGTATTGTCTACCTGAAGGAAGCTGAATGTATTTCTTTGTTACCGCGTGTTTCTGCAGGAACTCATGCCACTTGGTAACATTGTTATACTTTTCCTTAAACGCATTGTAATATCGTTTCTGGTCATCCGTACCCGACACACCGCCATACAATGGCTTGAAAGTGTGAGCCTTAGCATCTTGCCGCGAACATCCTATAACACTGGCAGTGTAGCTATGCACATCTGTACCGGCATCCACATCAGTCTTGATGCCCTCATCATCTGCAAGGAATCCGGCTACCCTAAACTCTAGCTGGGCATAATCACCCTCTAGGATTGACCCACCCTCGAACCGGCTTTCAACAGCCCGCCTGATGATAAAGGTAGTACCTCGTGGCATGTTCTGGAAGTTCGGGTTGCGGGATGACAGACGACCAGTAGCCGTGACACACTGCATGAACTCAGTATGGATAAACCCCTGCCCATCCATGTTGTTCTCCATGCCCTCAACAAAAGAACGCAGATAGGTTCGAACTGCACTGTACCGAATGTAAGCTTCTGCAAACTCACGGGCTTCACCCCGCAGGGATGTGAACATGCTTTCCAAGGTTTCTTTATCTGTCTTGAATCCTGCGGCAGCCACATCATAAGGGTCACGAGGGACCAACTTGAACCCCGCAACCTGACCTGTCGATGTATAGCGCACACCAGCCCCCTGACAGGGCTTACAGATGCGAATAGCCTTTCCTAGCGTTCCGTCCTTCTTGC